GAAGGCCAACCAAGCGCACTCCAGAGGTAGTCAAAGAGATCTGTGATCGCTTATCTAACGGAGAGCCATTGCGAGCAATCTGTAGAGATTCGCATATCCCAAATTGGGACACGGTTTATGATTGGATGGCGCGAGACGAAGGCTTTGCACTACAGGTCGCGCAGGCGCGTGAGAACGGCGTAGAGGCGATTGCACAAGATACGTTAGCAATGATTGATGCGCCCCCGCAGGTGGTGGTGGACAATAACGGCATAAGCCGCATAGATCCTGCCTACGTTCAATGGACGAAGCTCCGGACGGAGCAGCGGATGAAACTGCTGGCCTGCTGGAGCCCTAATCGTTACGGAAACCGGGTGCAGGTTGCCGGGGATAAAGACAACCCCCTGCAAGTGAACATTCAGGCGACTGAGATGTTCGATAGCATCCTCAAAAATGCCGAGATGACACGGCAGATCGAAGAGTGACCTCCCATTTTTACCCTTGTTTTTGGGGTCAAAGTGGGAAATTGTCTCAATCGCTCGCCGGCCAGTATCAGTGAAAGTGGGGAATTCTTCCAAAAGTGGGGGAAAACTGCCTCCTGATGTGGTCGCATTGCTGAAGGACCCCGATACCAAGAAGAAGTTCCTGACGCTTCCCGTTGAGCAGCAGGTTGCTTGGGCATGGCGGATGGGGTGGCTTCAGAAGGCGCACAAGCACCAGATACTGCCTCCCGGTGACTGGTGGTCAGTCTGGCTCCTGCTGGCCGGCAGAGGAGCGGGGAAGACCCGTACAGCCGCGGAGCAGGTAGCGTGGTGGGCATGGACCCAACCCGGCACCCGCTGGCTTGTAGCGGCCCCTACGAGCAGTGATGTGCGTTCGACTTGCTTCGAGGGGGACTCGGGGTTGATCTCGGTTATCCCGCAGGCTCTGATCGCGGATTACAACAAAGCGCTCCACGAGATCAAGCTCACTAACGGCTCGCTGATCAAGGGGATACCGGCGAGTGAGCCTGAGCGCTTCCGCGGTCCTCAGTTTCACGGCGCGTGGTGCGACGAGCTAGCGGCTTGGGATTATCTGCAGGAGGCATGGGATCAGATCCAGTTCGGCGTGCGCTTAGGGGCGCGTACATACATTGTGTGTACAACCACCCCGCGGCCCAAGGACCTGATCATCGACCTGATCGGCCGGGACGGTGACGACGTAGCGGTGACTACGGCATCGACGTATACCAACCTCGACAACCTGTCCGCCAACTTCCGTAAGCAGATTCTGCAGTACGAAGGCACCACGCTAGGCCGTCAGGAGATTTACGCTGAGATCATTGACCCCGAAGAGAGCGGGATTGTTAAGCGGGATATGTTCCGTCTGTGGCCTGACGGTAAGCCCTTCCCTAAGTTCGAGTACATCATCCAATCCTATGACGTTGCCACGTCGGAGAAGGTGCAGAACGACCCGACTGCCTGCATTACGTTCGGGGTGTTCAAGCCGCTCGATGGCCCGATGGCCGTGATGGTGATTGACTGCTGGCAGGAGCGGCTGCAGTACCCAGACTTGCGCCCGAAGGTAATTGAGGAGTACGGCGCGGTGTACGGGGAAGGCAAGGAGAAGAAGCGGGTTGACCTGCTGCTGATCGAGGATAAGTCCGCGGGGATCTCGCTGATTCAGGATCTGCAACGTGCGCACCTGCCGATCAGGGCGTACAACCCCGGTAGGGCGGACAAGATGCAGCGGCTCAACATTGTCTCTAATATCATCGCCAGAGGGCGGGTGTGGATCCCTGAGAGCAGCACAAGGAAGGGGTTCGTCAGAGACTGGGCCGAGGGGTTCGTCAGCCAGATCTGCAGCTTTCCCGAGTCTACCCATGACGATTTCGTGGATGCGTGCACGCAGGCCCTGCGGTTCTTGCGGGACAGTAGCTGGTTGGAGATTGATCCACCGCCGGATGATGACTGGGACGAGGATGATTACGCTGACACTGGCAGATCACGCAGGGTATTGAACCCGTATGCGCAATAGGGCTGTCATGAGGATGAGGGAGTACGCAAGTAAAATGCTTGTGGGCGATGTGCCCTACTCGAAGGAGATGATCATGGTGGGTGGATTCTTTGATGGCGACGAGAAGTCAATTGCTATCGTAGCCGAGCGGATTGAGTTTGAGGCCGAGCACAATGTCTCGGAGTATTCAGAGCAGACGATTGAGAACTTGAACCTGACGGTTGCGTTGCTGAAGTGCGCAGGCGACATGGTCAAGCGCATTGACTACCTCCTGAATGGAGACGAGGACGAGGACACGTTTCTCGCGCTTTGGGCTGATCGTTTTGGCGTTGACGAGTCCGAAGTTAATGAGGATGCTGAGGACGAAGAAGACGAAGAAGATGAGGTTGATGAGCAGACTGACGCTTAAATAGCGCTCACGTCGATTAGGTTACCCCGGAAGTCCAGCATCCCTGCGGAGTGCTTCCGGGCAATCTCTGGCCACAGTAGTTGGCTATCGCGGATCGTTAGTACCGCGAACCCAGAGCGCCAGTTAGCCGGGTTGTCTTCCATATAATCCGAGAACTGTGGGCCATCAGTGTCTGCTAACGTTCCGGTATCCACGCCCCACCTTGTGCCGTTGTAATCGTCAAACGGCGTGACCTTCAGGCTGTGAAGATGGCCGGTGACCATTGACTTGCCTGCTGTCACTGTGTTGTTGTGGGTTGCGTGAACACCACCTTTGTAGCGGTGCTTAACAACTAGATCTGGTGTAGGCCAGCAGGTCCAACAAGGATGCCATTTCGGGAAGTGCTCTTTGAGGGTGAAGCCTTGAGTGCCCTCAAATTCAGGAACATAAGCGCTTAGGCGCGACTCAAACCTAGCGTCATGGTTACCGAGTGGCCAGATCAATTGCGTGTGATGGCGAGCCTTGTGGCAGGCTTCCTCAATCTCGGTCATGGCTTCTTTGCAAGCGTCTAGCTCTTGCTTAACGGTTGGCCGTTGTTGCCATGCCGACCTTGGATGGCGGCTGATCGAGGCCCCGTCAAATATGTCACCGTTAGCGATGACCATTAACGGTTTGAGTTCCTTTATTGCCCACAGCAAGCCTTTGAAGGCGGTAGTACGGATGCCGGGCCAGAAGTGTGCATCGGAAAATACGATGACCGTGCCGTCCGTTACACCGCCCTGATGACGGTACTTAACGAGGTTCCACTGTGGTTGGTGGCAAGCTGGATTAGGATTCTCAGAGGAGAGAATGATGCCGTACTTGATCTCAAGCCTGCGGCGTCTAGCGTGGATGTTACGAACCATCCTGCCGGTCTCGTCTGCCATTTTCTGGGGGCTACGAAGCCGGTTCCAGAGTTCAATAAACTCATCATCGGTCAGTGTCATAGCGTGCCCAATAGTAGTGCAGACCGCTTGATACCAGAGGCTAGTATTGTTGTCTAGCGCAACATAAAGACACAAGGGTGTTGACAAGATGCACTTATATGGACTATCTTTGCGTTGTGAGGAGTGGAATCCCGCAAAGAGAGCCGTTAAGCCTGATCCCGACCCCGTATGGGGTGCCCCAAGATCACAAGTTTTGGGTGATTCCACCGGGGTCAGACTTAACGGCTTTTTTGCGTTCTGCGCCTGACCGTACCCTTCGCGTCAGTAGTGCACCTAAATGGGTGGCCGAGGAGAGAACATAGGCTCGCGTACACCCGTTGTAGCCTCGCGGCGTTCCAGAGCGACCGTACAAGACGGAGGTTCCCCAGTGTGACTTGGGACACCATCGAGTGAATCTGGCGTCCAGCGAGTGCTGGGAGGGGATCCAAGAGAATCCCTCCGGGCAAGATGGCCCTCCGGGTGGTAAGAAGCCGGGCGTGTCACCTTGGGCGAGGTATGATTAAACAAAAGGGGAAGTTAATGCCAATATATGAAAGCCCAGACAAGGGAAGAACAATTTATAAGAGGGAGTTTGGAGAAGTTGCAAAAACGTTAGTCAAGAGGGAAAACAAGACGGCATTAGTGTTGGGTGCTGGCGGATTCATTGGTAGCCACATGGTTTGTAGGTTGAAAGACGAGGGGTATTGGGTTCACGGTGTGGACTTGAAGTACCCGCAATTCAGTGTTAGCCCGGCTGATGTTTTCACGTTGGGTGACCTAAGAAGTCAGAAGTTTGTAGAGTCGGTGTTTGATCAGACGTATGACGAGGTGTATCAGTTTGCGGCGGACATGGGCGGGGCTGGATACATCTTTACGAAGATGCATGACGCGGACATCATGCACAACAGCGCAATGATCAACCTGAACGTTTTAGATGCCGTCAAGGGGCATCCTACGCGGGTGTTCTACTCAAGTAGCGCTTGCATTTACCCTGAGCACAATCAGTTGGATGCTGACAATCCTAACTGTGAGGAGGGTAGTGCGTACCCTGCGAACCCAGACAGTGAGTATGGTTGGGAGAAGTTATTTAGTGAGCGGCTGTACCTGAGCTATGCGCGAAACTACGAGTTAGATGTGAGGATTGCGCGGTACCACAACATCTTTGGTCCGGAGGGTACGTTTGAGGGAGGGAAGGAGAAAGCGCCTGCGGCGATGTGCCGGAAGGTGTTGGATGCCGAGGATCACATTGAGGTGTGGGGTGATGGCCAGCAGACCCGTAGCTTCTTGTATATTAGCCAGTGCATTGAGGCAACGAGGCGGTTGATGGAAAGTGACTTTGAGGGGCCGGTGAATATTGGCAGTGATGAGATGGTCACGATCAATGAGTTAGCTAGGATGGCTATTAAGGCGTCGGGTAAGAGCCTGACGATCAAGAATGTGCCGGGGCCGTTAGGGGTTCGAGGTCGCAACAGTGACAACGATTTGATTAGTCAGAAGTTAGGCTGGGCACCTCAGTATCCTTTAGATGTCGGCGTAAAGCGTACTTACGAATGGATTAAGCAATGCAGAGAATCGTAAGCGTCTCTGTATTTGGCGATAACCCGAGGTATTTAGAGGGAGCCAAGAAGCAGTATGAGTTGGCCAAGTACTGGTATCCGGGGTGGGAGTTTCGGTTGTACATTGATGATGCGAGGCGGGTGAAGTTGCCGGGTGCTAACGTCATTGAAGTGAAGGAAGGTGACGGGACGTACTGGCGGTTCTTTCCGATGTTTGAGGATGCGAGGGTGATTGTGAGGGACGCTGACTCGCGGATCACGGCGAGGGAGGCGATGGCGGTGTATGAGTGGGTTGCGTCAGGTAAGACGTTTCATTTAATGTATGACCATCAATCGCACACTAATCCTGTGATTGCTGGGATGTTTGGCGTTGTGGGACCGTTGCCTGCGACGTTAGCGTTATCAATGGGCCGGGCTATGTACCGGCCTTTTGTTTATGGGAACGAAGAGAAGTGGCTGGCTTCTGAGTTCTATCCGTTGCTTGGTAACGACGTGGTGGTTCACAACCATACGGGATGGTTTGGTGAGTCGCGCAAGAACATGAGCAATCCGTATGAGTTTGTTAACAACGGATATGATGAGAACGATTGGCCGTTGTATGAATACGAACCAAAAGAATGGAGAAGGGATGCATTACCAGAATCAGCTAGATTCGGATCGCGTGGAGAAGTGGGTGATCCACAAGGGATTCGAGGGTTTCGCAGATAGGTTGACGAGTCTTTCCTACTGCATCGATATGGCGGTTAAGTACAACCGCAGACTGTACGTTGATTGGACTGACAGCCATTGGGAAGAAGGGTTCTACAAGTACTTTACGATTGACGGGTTCGATGATCGGCTGCCGGAAGGTGATTGCTATCCGGAGTTCTGGACTGGGGCGTTAGCCAAACCTAACGGTGACTGGGCGTACCGTGTGCAGGATTTGGTTGAATTTGATCTAAAGCAAGCTGACGGTGATGTGCCGGTCTGGGTGCATCCGAATATGTGGTATCGAGAGTGGAACTTCGGGACGTTAGCGAAACGGCTGAAGATGAAGCGCTCGCTTGAGCTAGAGAAGATGTTAAATGTAAAGCCGCAGAAGGTTGTGCATTTACGGGGTACGGACAAAGGGCACAATTTAGAGCGGTTTGAGGTGTTGTTGAGGGAGCACGGTGATGCCGCGGTGCTGTCGGATGATCAGAGGTTAGTTGATCAGTGGCTCAAGACGCACAAGGATGCTTGGATCCTAACGGACATCTTGACGAATGACGACAGGGGAGCGCACAAGACTGGTGTGAAGGGCAAGACGCGGCACGAGGTTAACTTACGGGTGATTGCTGACTTCATGACGTTAGCGTTTGCGCCTGAGGCTCATGCGTTGATTGAGGATAGCTACTTCTTCAAGTACGCGAGGGTCTACGGTGGATGCTACAGAGACATGGTGACTTGACAACGTAGACGCGATATGATGGCGGATCTACGAAAGGAGCCGTTATGGGCACAAGCAAGCCGCTTGGCTATTCAGATGTTGAATTAGCAAATATGTTGGCCGGATCTGTACAAGATGCAGCGGATGCCGGATTTCATGGCGATATTGAGGGTTTGTTCCGGCATTACGGAATTGGTTCGCCCACTAAAGAAATGACTGACGATTACATTCGTCAAGTTTTATATAAAAATTTTGCTGATGGTGGAGAAGTTCAAGCTGACTTCTTTATTGATCCATCGTCTTACGCTCAAGCAAAGTCTAAGGAGATGTATCCGAAGAAGAAGAGTGAGTGGACAGAGCGTGACGCGGCAAGGCATATGCTTGCGTCGGGTATGATGGCGCAGAAGTTTGGGCCAACGGTGGC